TGCGTCTTTGTACATCTGTTCAACATACTTTTCATTATTTTTTATAACCTTATTCATAACCTTATCGTTTTCAGGACCACGATAGTTATTAATAATTCTTTGTGATACGGCAAGGTGTTGTGATTCGTCTCTAGCAATAAAAGAGATAATCTTTGCACTACCTTCCATAAGTTTTAGTTCACCAAATGCAAAACTACAAGCAAAAGAAACATAAAATCTTAAACCTTCTAATATGTTTACGGTTACAAGTGTTCTCCATAGTTTTTCTTTTAAATCATACTCATCAACTTTATTACCTAATTGATGTTTCATACCTGTAGTGATAAAGTCATCATAGGCATTGGTTACTGATTTACTTCTTCGTTCAATCTTTTCATCTGTTATAATAGTATCAAATATTTCTGCTGGGTCTGAATACAAGTTCTTAATAATGTATGTATAACTTCTACTATGAATTGTTTCCATAAAGTCCCAGGTTACAATACAGCCTTCTAGTTCTGGTAATGATACGAAAGGTAAAAACGCAAGACACGGACCTCTACCTTGTACACTATCTAACATAGTTTGATATTTTAGATTAGATGTAAAGATAAACTTCTGTTCTGGTCTTAATGCTGACCAATCAGACCTGTCTTTCTGCAAAGATACTTCTTCAGGTCTCCAGAAAAAACCTAATTGTTGTTGTGTAAGTTTATCAAAGATAGGATATTTCATATTATCGTATCTTTGAACCTGTAGTTCCTCACCAAAAAACATAGGTTGTTTAGTGTAGTCTATTGATTTTCCTTTATTGAATACCGTATTGCTCAATTTTATTTCCTCTTATTCTTTAAATATTACAAGCTTCACATTCACCGTCATCTTCTACGACAGGAACCGAAACTTCTGTTTGTGTGTCTTGTAAGACATTCTTGTTTTGCTCTGGTTGAAGATTAACACTACCTACGATTTGTTCATCATAAGTCATAGGGTGCATAGGTTCATCTTCTTTCTTACCGTCATAAGTGTTTTGATAGTAAGATGTTTTCCAACCATACTTATATGTATTTAACAAGTCTTGTGCCATTGTAGATACAGGAACTTGGTTTTCTTCAAAAAGTTCTGGATTGTATGACCAGTTACCTGATATACCTTGGTCAAAATACTTCTGCATTACTGCAACGATATTTATATAACCTTCATTACTCTTCATATCCCATAATAAAGTATAGTTATTCTTTAGTCTTGCATAGTCAGGTACAACTTGTTTCAATGTACCTTTCTTACTCTTCTTAACTGATAGATAATCTCTAGGTGGTTCAATGCCGTTTGTAGCATTGGAAACCACGCTAGATGATTCAGAAGGCATTTGAGCGGAGAGAGTGCTGTGTCTTAGCCCATATTGCATAATATCTTTTCTTAATGCTTCCCAATCAAAGCTGAGTTTACGATTTACAATCTCATCAACTTCTTTTTTGTAAGTATCAATAGGTAAGATACCATCTGAATATTTTGTCCTGTCAAAGTAATCACACTTTGTTTTTTCTTTTGCAATTTCATTACTTGCTTTCAACAGGTAGTATTGGAAACTTTCTGTTAGTTTATCAACTTCTTTCCACGCCAGCTTTTGGTCATAATTAAAACCTTTCTTCGCTAGATAATGTGCAAGTCCGATATAACCAATACCTAAACTTCTTCGTGCCTTTGTAGAGATTTCAGCAGCTCTTACTGGATACTTCTGATGGTCTATAATCTCTTCTAATGCTCTTACTGATAAGTCGCATAAACTTTCTAACTCATCTAAATTCTTTAATAGTCCTACATTGATTGCACTTAAAATACATAATGCGATTTCACCATCACCATCTATATGTTCAATAGGGTCTGTAGGTAATGTAATTTCTTGGCATAGATTAGACATATTAACTTTGTCTTTAAAAGAAGAGTGAGAGTTAGCGTGGTCAATATTCATAATGTACATACGACCTGTTTCTGCTCTTTCTTTTAATAAGTCCATAAACAATTTTTGTGTACTTACTTTCTTTCTAAAAATCTTTGTATCTTTCTCATACTTCTTGTACAACTCATCAAACTCTGGTGTACCGAAAGCGTCATAAAGACCTGGTGTTTCGTGTGGAGAAAATAATGTCATTTCTTCATCATTAATAAATCTCTCGTAAAATAGTTTTGATAATTGAATTGAGTAATCTAATTTTCTAACTCTATTATCTTCACTACCTTTGTTATTCTTTAGAACAATAATGTCTTCTATTTCTTTATGCCAGATAGGAAAGTGTACCGTAGCACAACCACCTCTTACACCGTTTTGTGTACAAGATTTTACGGTTGCTTCAAACTTCTTTAAGAAAGGAACAACACCTGTATGTGCAACTTCACCACCTCTAATTCTACTATTGATACCTCTAATACGACCTGCATTGATACCTATACCTGCTCTTTGTGCTGTGTAATAACCAATCGCTGTATCACTGCTAAAGATACTAGGAAGACTATCTGCAACATCTACAAGTACACAACTAGCATATTGTTTCATAGGGGTTCTAACACCCGCCATAACAGGCGTAGGAATGTTTATCTTAAATTGTGAGATAGCATTGTAATACTTTTTAATATATGATAATCTTTTGTTTTTTGGATACTTCGCAAAGATTGTAGCCGCAATCATCATATACATAAATTGTGGTGTCTCAAAGATTGTACCACTACTTCTGTCTTGTACAAGATACTTATCCATAACTTGTCTTAATCCAGCATATGTAAAATTATAATCTCTATCGTGGTCAATCATAGTATTCATTCTATCAAAGTCACCTTCATCATATTGTACTAAAATGTCTTCGTCATAGACACCTAACTTTACACACTTCTTTGTGTGAGCAAACAAATGAGGATGGTCCCATAGTTTACCATTGATACTTTTTCTTAAACTATAAAGAAGAAGTCTACTTGCAACATATTGATAGTTTGGATATTCTAATGAGATTAAGTCTGAAGCAGACCTAATTAAAATCTGTTGTATTTGGTCTGTAGGAATATTATCATAAAATTGTAAACCACTATTCATTTCAACTTGACTTGATGAAACACCTTTTATATCTTCACAAGCATATTCTACCATATCGTGTATCTTGTCAATATTCAAAGGCTCTTGTCCACGCCCATTTCTTTTTATAACATTAATTTGTTTTTCAGTCATCTATTTCTCCTACTATGCTTTTCTATAATTTGTTAAAACTTGTTTCGCTGATAATTTTGAATATGTGTTGATACTTATAATCTCTTGTAGTTGTACTTTAGATACACCTGTCATAATTAAGTCATTAACATCTTTGAGTTGTATATCTTCTGGCCAAATAAAAATGTTGTAACCTAAATCAATTATCTTTTCCATTCGTTTAATTATTTCTTTGTTTCTCGGTTCGTTATCAAATATATATGTCACCTTTTCAGGATTATATTTACTATCTAGCGTCAAATCAGCGCCGCCGGCTGCAATACTATTTTCAATAAACAAACTATCAATAGGACCTTCTACAACATAAATGTGTTGTGCAAAGTTTACTCTTTCTAATCCGAATATCTTATCTTTGTCTTCGTCTAACTTAATGGTTACATACTTTGGTGTCTCTTTACCAAAGGCACGACCTTGATAGGCGAATATTTTACCGTCTGTATCATAGAACGGTATCACTAGTCTTGGATGGTCATACTTACTAGTGTTGTATTTACGAGGTGCGATTTTGTGTGCCCACTCGTAAAACTTATGACATAAGAAAAGTTTGTCAAAATACTTTTCAGGTATCATTCTCTTCTCCACATACTCTCGTACTGGATGTTTGTCTTCTAAATTTGATATTGCCGTAAGTTCAGATATGTAGTCATTCTCTATCTTTAACTTCGGTTTAAAATCAAACTTAAACTCTGGTTTTGGTGTCGCTGGTGCGTCCGACTTATATCTTTCTAATAGATATTTTTCATAGACTTTTGGGTCTATGTGTTTTAGAAAGTTAGCGAGGTTCTGACCCATACCACAATTGTGGCATTTGAAAAACATATCGTTTTTCTTACGGTAGAAATAACCTCTGGACTTTAGTTTGGACTTTTGACTATCACCACAATGGGGACATCTAAAGTTAAATAGATAGTCACCTTTTTTCTTAAAATGACCTAGTCGGGCCGAGATTTCGTTGATGAATTTTAAATCTGTATAACTTGACATTTAGCACTCTTTAATTAATATAGTACACATCATACTATATCTTATGCTATTTGTCAAGCACCTATGATACTTTCATTAATTCTACAACTAATGGGAAATTTCTTGCTAAAATGAAACCTATTACTATAGAACCACCGATTATTAAGTACTTCCACTTCTCTAGCATATTTACCTTTTCTCCTAGAGAGTTCTTAATACTTCGTATTTCGTTCATAATACGCTTTTCAGTCATATCTATATTATCTTTTAGTTGTCTATATCTCGCTTCAGTATCTTCTTGTCTGTCCTTTAACTTTGAGAAGATAATCTCATCTAATTTTTCTGCTTGGTTTAACTTTTCTTCGTGTACAGCTAACATTGATTTAATACCACTACTGATATTAGTTAACTTGTCAATCGCTGTGTCTAGTCTTTTATGTACCATATTGCTCTGTTGAAGTTCCGATTTCAACACCTCTATACTCGTACGGTTATCGTACACTTCTTTAGATAGTGAAGTTATGGTTGCCCTTGTTTCACCGTTTCCTGTTGTAGACATAGCGACTTATTCTCCCAAAGTCAATTAACCCGCTAGCGGATTTTTTGCTTTTAATTTAAGTTCTTGGATTTGTAGTTTTAAGACTTCAATTTCTTTCTCGTTTACTTTTGTTTGTGTTTTGTTCTTTTGTACACTACCAGAAATATCAGCAGGTATATTACCTTCTAATTCTGTAATCTTAATTTCTAATGCTTTAATTGATTCTTGTAGAGGTGCAATATTAACACCTTTTCTTTCTTCTAATGCGTTCATTTTAGTAGTCAATTCTCCGTATTTAACGAATCCACCACCAATAGCAACTACGGCTGCGATTAAAGCTGCCACACTTGCCAAGTTATCTTTTAATTGTTTTATCATAGTTGTTTCCTTAATTGTTCTAGTTCAATTTTTAGTCTGTTTTCCTCAGTCTTAATTCTGTCTAACTCAATTCGTTGACTAGTCAGCGGGTCGTTATCAGTATATTTTGCTAAGGTTACACCTTTATATATTTGTGTTTGTTCTATATTTAGTTGATTAAAGAAATCTACATTACCATCAGGAAGTTGAGTAGAAGAGTAAAAGGACTGATTTTTATATGAAGACATATCAGGAGCGTTATCACTCATTGCCTTTAGTGTTATAAATTGTACTGCTTTTACTTTCTGGTCTACCGTCATTAATGTATTCTCTAATTTCTTAATAATCTTTTCTACTTTGGCACTTATGCTGCTTGCGATATTCTTCTCATCTCCGCTATCAACATCTGTTTCCTTTGTTGTGCCAGTCTCATCTGCATCCAATTTTTCTTCATTTGTCTTCTCCGTCTCCTCTCCTTCTGCTTTCTTATCTTCGTCCATAGAAGATTCAGTTGACTTCTCTTCTGTGTTCTCACTTGCCTCAGGTTCACTCTCACTACTTGTCTCATCTTCTTTAGTAGTCTCGGTGTTATTAGGTTTTGGTTCAGTTGAATTTGAATTACTTGCATTTGATTCCTCTTGTTTAGGTTCGTTTTCTATTTTAGGTTCACCTGATTGTTTAGGTTCCTCTTTGATAGTCTCTTCTTCTAAATTAGATTTCTTTGCTACAACATTATTTTCCTCCATTTTAGGTTCTTTTACTTTAGGTTCTGGAGCAACATTAAGTTCCTCCTTCATCATATTACCTACTTCTTCAAAAAATTGTTCTTCTGTTATATTCTCTTCAACGAGAGCAGTATTAAATTCTTGTACTAAATTTTCCTTTACGATTATCTGTTTAAATTGTTCAATTACCATAGTTTCTAGTTGCTTCATTTCTATAGCAGGTGCTTTAAATTCTTCTATTTTAATTTCTTCTCTTTGTATTCTAGGAGGTGCAATTTGTACATTAACTTCAGGTGTAAATAGTTGTACCTCTTTAAATACTTCTGTCAATGCTGTTTGTGATTCTTCTATCTGCGTATTTGCTGATGATATATTAGTTGTTTGTTCTTCTGTTAATTGTTGAAAATTTATATCTGTTAGAGTAGCAGTTAGACTTGCACCTAATAAGTTAGGTCCTACTGAAGCAGTTGCACTAGAGTTGTTACCATCTATACCTTGCCATTTCCAATCCCAATTTCTTGCACCTGTTCCGTTGTGAGTAATTGTATCGCTATATGTATATGAGTTAGAACCGTAACCGGCGTCATTGTTTCTAGTTATAGAAGTAGTCGCAAGTACATTGTTGTTGGCGTCTAGTATTTTTAATGTTGTTGAAAAACTATCTTGTCCGTTAGTTGCTGAACCACAACGACTACTAGAACCTATCCATTCGCAATTCTGCACTTCTGTAAGTGAATTAAGTGATAGACCACCATCTAAACTATCAGCAGTTATATTAAACTGACCACCGTTTTGTTTTTCTGTAGTTATACCAACTAGTGAACCATTGGCAGTAATATTACCAGTTCCTTTTGCTTCTAGTTCGTTTTGAAATGCTTGTATACCACTATCAATGGTAAAACCTGAACCACTACCTACCTTATCAGGTGTGTGAGAGTCTTGTGTATTCTGATAACTAGATTGTCCATCGCCTGCGTTAGGTAATAGATTACCAGTTGTTGCTGTTTCTGCCTTAATCTCGTTTACGGAAATTATAAGGATTAAGGTCGTCAGCAAGTTTATCACATTTAAACCACGCATATACTATTACTCCTGTATAAATTGTTAACCATATTAATGTTTCCATAGTGTGTCCTTATTTTGATTTATTTACTTTCTTTTCAAGTTTCTCAACTTTCTTTTCAAGTTTATCTGCGTATGCGTCTAACTTCTTATTTTCTTTTCTTATCTCATTAGCGATAGCAGTTTGTTCAGTTAATTGGTAATTTAAAGACTTGTCTTTTTCACTAGTCTTTGTTAATTCTTTTTCTTTGTTCTCTATGACTTTTAGTTTCTCAACATATAAATCATAGTCTGGTCTTAACTTATCGTATTTGTTCCATTGTGCTTGTGCTTCTGAACCAATCTTACCTTGATATGGGCAAGGTGTTCCGGAATGTATCATTGCTTCAAACACTCTAGGATCCTGACACAATATAGAAACAGCAGCGACCTTCATACCTAGGTCATTTAAGACTTTACTTAATTTAATTCGTTCACAATTTTCGTCTCTTATATGAGCACCAAGTGATAATCCGATACCAGGATATTGTAACCCACCAGACATACCCATAACGCAAACATCTTGCGACATAGCACTCATAGAGGGCGCTGAGGCAGTATTCTGTTGGTCTCTTATGTTTGAGTTGTTGTTTGTGGTTGCGTTAGTCGTACTTGTGGTATTACTAGACGAACCATCTTGGTAAGTAGTTGTTTCTTCCTGTGAATATCCACCTGTGATTGTAGTATTACTTCCCGTAGAATTTGAGAGAGTATTTGTAGTCGCTCCAGATGATGTCGTATCAGACCAAACAGGACTTGTAGTGAGTCCTAGCATAATGAAACATACTATAAAAAGATTAAATAATCTATCCATTGTGTGTGTCCTTGAGTATGTTCTATATTATTATTTATAGAGAAGGCACATTCTAAATGGTTGTTTTCGTGGGAAAAATTTGACACAGGGAGGTGTCAGTTATTTGACTAGAGTTTTCCTTGACTAATTGCTAACCATATCAAACCACCTATTGTGGCTGCGACTAGAAGTATTAGTAAAGTGATGGCGATACCATCTAATATGTTGCGTTGCAACTCCTTTTGTGCATAGATTTCCTTTTCTCTTTGAGCTCTTATCTTTCTACGCATATCCGTAAGTTCTTTCCAGGTATTAGGACCAAACCTGAAGTTTAAAAGAGTTCTCAACTCTTTCTCTTGTTCCATTATTTTCTTTTCGTGTAATAGTAATTGTAGAGATTCTTCTTCTACAGAACCTGCCTGAAATAACTTTTTGAATATAGGAGGTTTCTTATTGTGTTCTTGTGCTTTGCGTATATCTGCTACAGCAGTATACCACTTTCCCATTTGTTTGAAAGTATGTTCAGCTTCTTGGCCTAATGCGACTGCTCTGGTTACTGCTTTGTATGCTGATGTTGCCATTGCTATGGCAGAAATAGGGTCTATCAATGTCCTTATACCTTATGCTAAAGTTTTATAGTCATAAAGTACAATTCAATTCAGATACTACTATTTATCTTTTTTCTCTTCAGGTTCGTAATATTTTTTATACTCATCTAATAATCTATTAGTCTTTACCATATGATTTCTAATCTGAGCAAAGTTCTTTGCAATGAGTTGATAGTCAGCGTCTGTTAAACCAAACAACACAGGGTCTATACCTGCTTCTTCTAACTTCTTAAATACTTCTTCTGCATTTTCAGAAGTAATAATAATCCACTTAATCTGTTCTAGTTCAGGTGGTGTTGGTTTATCTAAATTTAGTTTTGCTCTTTCTACTTCTGTTTTAAAGATGTCTAACTTCTTAACAGAAGAACAACCACTAACTGCGATTGCAAGTATTAAAACTAAAAGTATATTTTTAATATTGTACATAATTTGGATTCGCTATTGATGGACATTCAGAATTAATTTCACTCTTTTTAGTTGCTTTAATTTCCTTGTCTGTAAGAGGAGAACCCATAGCGATTTCAATACATCTAGTAGCATTTGCACTACCTTTGTTAACTATTCTCTCTATTACTTTTGTTTTCTCTACAGCAAGTTTACCAATGTCTCGTTGTTTTTTATTAAACCTTTTGTCAAGGTCGGTTAAGTCTTTCTTTAGGGCACTCACCAGAACATTCATTTGTTTGTTCGCTTCTAGTATTTTACCAAAGTCTTCTTTTTGTTGTTTGATTACAGCCTTTTGGTCGTTAACTGCTTCTTCTAACTTGATTTGATTTGCTTTCAATATCTCATTGTCTGCTTTCAACTTATAAACATAAGCTGCACCACCGGCTAGTCCTGCAATCAATATACCTGCCATAATCATTTTTGCACCACCGAATATCATATTATTATCTCCAGAATTTTAATTTACTTGTTAATTCTGCTAGGTCTTCAAACTTTTCGTTTACATACCAACCTAAAACAAAACCAACTATAAGTCCTATTGTTAAAAACATTATTTTTTACCTCTTAATTTTACTTGTTCTACTTTCACTTTTGCTATTTCATCTTCTAGTTTATTAATTTTCTTTACTAACATAGGAAACTTTTGTATTAGTTTCTCTTCTTTAGAAAGAACATCTAAATCGTATCTCTTGGCTGCCCAACTATAACACTTATCTACTTTCTTGTAAAACCAGATACCCATTTTAGTTTTCTTAAACCAGGCATTAGTAGATTGTCCTACTATGGCACCCATAGCAGATTTTATTAAAAAGAACCACATATTATTTTTTCGCCTGTGGTTTTGCACCTCGTGGAGCGCTTGAGTTGATTGCCCAACGACCAAACATTCTCACACTATAGTAAGCAGATTTAATTTTCCACTTAGGAACTGAAGGTTCTGAATTTTCCATACCTTGTCTGAATATCTTATCTGCTATACTTCTATATAGTTCTCTTTGTTTCTTTGTAGATATGATACCTTCTTTAAATGCACCGTTAATTTTTTCGTATAAAATGTCGTGTATTACAGCTGCTCTTGCAACATCAAATGGAGCAATAAATGCCCAACATATTCTTGGTACACTTGCAAGGTCTGTTATATAATTTTTTGGTACCGTAATTGTTGCTGTATTTTTTCCATTATCAATAACATCTACGCTACATTCTTTCAACATTTCTACTTCTGTATTATCTAAATCATCTGATTTAAACCTTAGCGCTTTATTTAATACCCAGTTTCTTGGTGGTAAAAATATTGCGTCTAATAATCCGTTAAAACTACTCATTGTTATCCTCTCGTTTAACTATTTTTAAGTTCTTTGTTTTCTTATCTTGTTTTATTCCGTGTCTAGGATCCTTGTTGGCTTGTAAACCAATCTTCCTGCTAGGTCGTGTTGCACTAACTGGAGGAGTATCTCCTAAACTTGGTATTGGGTTAAGTGAACCATAAGAACCTTGACCGATACTACCAAAGGCACTATCAGTTAATTTTGCTTTTTCTAAAATTGATTTTTTTTGTTCACCTACGACAAACTCTGGTTCGTTTTTACCGTATGTTAATTCGTCTACAATAACATCTAGTCTATCTAATTGGTCTAATACACTATTCAGTACAGCGTTATTGTTATCTTTGTTCTCTTTAATCTTTGTACCAAGTCTAGTTAGAACATCTTTCTTTTTTTTCTTATCTTGTACAGCGTCAGGTGGCATAGATACTCCACCGTGTGCAACTGCATTAGCAGGCGCTTCTTCTGGAACACAATTAGGTACAACTCGGTCACCTTTCTTTTTAGTGCCGACTTGTTTGTAACCTGTCCAACAAGCTTCCCATACATCTTTAAATTCTTTTAATTTTTTATCTTCGCTCATCTAAATAGTCTCCAGGAACATATATTTCTTGCATATCTTTACCGTACTTCATCTTATATATATCTAAACCTAACACCGTGGAATCAGGTGTAAGTTCTTCTAAAGTAAAGACATCTGTACCTTTAGGTAAAAATTCTTCGCCAGTAAATAGTTCTTCTTTTAATTGATAACTTCCAACTTTTAAAGTTGAATCTGTAAAGTACTCTTCATTAAGAGACATAGAATAAACTAATTCGTTCTTCTCTTTTAATATCTTAACAAGTGTACTCTCTATGTTCTTACCTTGGTCTAAAGCAAACTCTTTATCTTCTTTTAGTAATAAACCTAATGCAACAGCAAATGAACCTATCTTACCACCTAATCCTACTCTACCTAGTATTCTTTTTAAGTTGAATACAAATCTATGTAGCATTGTGTAAGATGATTTTTCTGCACCTGTTTTTAATAGTCTATATGGTTTAAGTACTTTACCATCTGCGTCTATAATACCTGTTTTAAACGCTGCTTGGTTCTTAAACGGAGTAACCAATAATTTAATTACTCTATAAGCTATTAATAAATCTACTGCTCTACTTGCCATTATAGTTTCTCTAACTCCTGTTTAACATATTCGTCTTCTGTCAGTTCATTTAGTTCCGACGGATACAAATAGTTTAGGTATTTAAAAACAGACTTTAGGATTGGCCAATACTTCGTATCATTTTTATATAACAATAAAGTTATACAGGCATCCGTACCGAAAACATTTTGTAGTACGATAATATGATTTGTTACCAACCTAATTTTTAATAGGCTCGTAGTTTCATATTTCCGAAACAATCTTTTGAGATATTTAAATCTCTTTATATCATCCCAAAATTCTTTTTCAGTTTCAAATGTCGGATTATCATAATGCTTTTGTGCATATAATAACCAATTCTTATCGGTTATCTGTTTGAACATTAACTTACGCCTATTTTAATTTAGCGTAAACCTTTGATGAACCGTTAGACAATGTTTCGTACTTAACTTCTAATTTTAAGTTATCAATACCAGGACCATTATCTACTACTACATCTTCAGGTTTCGTTTCAGTTGTTTTACCGTATGTACCACCGAATTGTTTTACTTCACCAGATACCGTTCCAGCGTCACCTTCTAATTTCATAGGTGAAATGTCTAAACCAATTCTCATTAACTTTTCTCTTAATGAATCAACTGCTTGTTGTGGTTTGATATATTCCATATCTGCAACCGAACCAACAAATGCGTTAACTCTTTTAAGTACATTAGGGTCTTTCAAATTTGCTGTACCGATATTACTATCTTCAGCAGCATTTGATGTAGCTGTTCCGACCATCTTGTCTTCTTTTATGTGTTCTTTAAAAGTTTTCATTTATTCCTCTTTTTCTTTTTTATTATCTTTTTTAGTACCAGGTACTAAATCTTCTTCAAATTCATTAAGGTCATTTTCAGTATTAACCTCGTTTGGGTTAACCGTTAAAATCTCTTGTAAAGTATTTGACTTTTCAGTTATTTTATCCATTTGGTTGTTCCTCTACAGCGGGTGTTAACTCTTTTTCTGCTTCTCTTAATGTCAAATCGCTATCTGCTTTTCGCATTAACTTTTCTAGTACTTGTACTGCACCGTGCAAAGCATTTAAACGAGACTTTGTACTTGCTAGTTCATTCTCTAGTTTGTTAACACTTTCAGTTAGTGTTTCTCTTTCTTTAAATAGTTGATTATATTCTTTCTCAACTACGCCAAGTGATATAGCCATAATTATTTCTCCTCAAATTAATTAATATTATGCGAGTGTAGCACCATTATGTGCAATTACATTCCATTTAGAATTTTTAAATAAACAAGTTACCGTTTCACCTTCACCATCTAAAGAGATAGTTGAATATCCTCTTAAATTATCTGGTGTAATAGTGATGGCGTTACCACCAGTACCTACTGCAATAATTGTTTTAATCATTCCGTTAGTACCATCTGCCATTGAAAGTGCTGTTGCACCGCCAGATTGGTCTACTTCTGTAATTGCTGATGTTGTGTTAATCGCTGTACTAGTAGAAGTTAATGCTTCACTAGTTGATGTCAATCCGATAAAAGTTGGGATGTTATTAAAAACATCTTTCGCTGTTACCTTTTTATTAATTGGTGTATTTGAAGGGTCATCAACAATATGAAATAAATCCTCTACTGCCAATGATGTGCCTAGGTTATCTAGGGCTGTAATTTTCTTGTCTGCCATTTTTGTTCTCCTATAATTCCACTAATTGTGGTAAACTACTGCGTACATCATATACGCACCATTAATACTATTTATACAAATAAAAAAGGGGACCACAAAGGATCCCCTAATATTGTTAATTTTATTGTTCTTATTATCTATTACGCAACAGCAGTAATTGTTCCTGCGCCAGAACCAGCAGCAGCTGATATAGCGACAGCAGCAGCACTTGAAGCAACCGTATCAGTAATAGTTCCACCTGCTAAAGCGACATTCTGAGCCGCAATAGATAGTACATCATCTGCACTAATAGTTGAACCACCTGCACCTACAACTAATGTAAATGTTACCGTGTTAGCAGTTGCAGCCGATTTCGTCAATGTTAATGACGCAGCTGAACCACCACCTGCTTGTGAGTTGGTTACTGCGATTGTAGGCGAACCTGCAACCGTTATTTGTTCGTTATAGTTTACCGTTACCGATAAAGTACCACCAGCAGATACATCAAATTCTGATATATCCCATTCAGTTGATGAAATTGTAGCGGCAGCTAATGCTGTTGCTAATCCACCAATTGCGACTAGTACTTCAGGAGTAGCGGAAGTATTTCCGTTTCCAGTTCTAGCAGACCCTGCTCTTACAACCCAACCTTTTTCATTAGCAAAAACTTCTGCTTTTTCAGTTGTAGTAAGATTTTTAGGTTTACTTTCATCACTGGAGCTTGATCCCCATAAACTCATAGTATCTCTCCTTATTAATTTAAGTTAACTTAATGATTAATCGTTTATATTTATAAGATTGACTATTTAAAACCAAGTTTCTTCAATTCAGAAATCGTTTTAGCAGTACTAGTATGATGAATACCTATACCACCTCTTGCTCTAAACTGATTGATGTTTTTAATATAGTCGTCAATTAGAATTGTTGGCATACCACCAACTTTAGCAAAATTCTGTTTTTCTCTTCGTTTTACTAAATTCACTTTACTACCGGACATACCTAATTTTGTTCTAGCCCATTTTGATTTGCCAGGAATACAACTAGGATCCGAAGTCTGTTCTACATAAGCAGATAAGATATGTGGGTCATACTTTGATATGAAAGACCAAAGTCTTTGACCACCTGGATTCCAAGGTAATGTAGACCAGAAATTTTTAGTCTGCATTATTGGTTGCCACTTATCTCTTATTGTTTTAAATTTCTTTCTAGGTTCTAATGCCCATTGTGATAGAGGCATTTTAACTGCCTTTTGTGCAGCTTGTTCAAAATTACATAGGACTCCGTCCATATCACAATAGATACGAGGCAACTTCTTATTGTCTTGTCTAAATGCTTCGTTTTTTAATGATAGTTTTTTGACTTGATGTACAACATCACTTCGGAGTTCTTTGAATTTCATAGTGTTTTATATCCTTTTTTCATTATGCTTTATATTAACACATTTCTATAGCTTTGTCAAGCACAAAATGAGCAAAAAGATGTAATTATGTTGTATAATCTATCTTAGGATTAACATCAATCTTGTCTGATTTACTTGCGTTTAATGTAGTTTTCTTTTCAGGTTCTTTTGACTTGATGTTCATAGGGTCTTTAGGTTCTTGTGATTTAGGTAGAACCGTATCTCCGGACATATCTTTATTTGTGTTATCTTCTTTCTTTGCTCTTAATTTTGCAAGGTCAGAACCATCAATCTTACCGTTATTGTTCTTATCTAATTTTTGTTGTTTCGGAGATAACTTCTCTTGCATTACTGCAGCTGTTATCGCTTCTTCAACTGAACCAGGTTTACTTTTTAAATATGACATATTAGCTTCCTTTTACTTTAGCGGCAAGGTCTTTGTCTGCCCCACCCCAAGTTCCACTTGATTTAGTTATAAATGAATTTACTCTAGCAAACGCCCATTGGTGTTGACTAGCCCCAGGTCTATGTCCACCTTTCCAGGCAGCCATTCCTCTATCGTATACTTTCTTTAGAATACCATATGGCATTCCAGATTTTTCTGCTTTGTTTTTTAATCCTTCAATTGCTTCATACATTTCTTTTGCAGGATGATTTTTGTTTTCAATGTTAAGTTTCTTCTTAACCATATTAGTAGCAGTTCCGTATCTAACACTATCGCCTTTCTTACCGTAAGCGTCTTTAAATTTCTTCTTCGGTAATTCATCAGCCATTTTATGTACTTGTTTGATTTGACCTTTAGTCATATCAGTATCTTCTTTTTTCTCTTTATTCTTTGGTTCTTTATATCCATTTGCGAAAGCAGCTTTTCTTTGTGCGTCTGAAGCAAAGCCTTCGTTAGTTCTTTGTAATACTTTTTGAACATCTGGATGGTCAGATAAACCTTTTGCGATTTTTTCAATTGCCTTAATGGCACCTGTCATATCGCCACCTTTATATCTCTTATCGTTTGCAACGCCATATGCCATTTTGATTTGTTGTGAAGTAAATGTAGCTTCTGAAATAACTTCTTCTTTTACATTTTTCTTTTGTTTATCTCTTAATATCTTTTGTGCTAATCCAACTTGTAATGGAACTTCTCCTGTATCAGGATTTGGTTCTGGTTTGATTGCTTTATTCTTTTCGTTTTCTAATTTTGTTTTTAACATATGTATCTGGTCTTTAAGAGCGTCTACATCAACTTTAGGTTCATCTTTCTTCTCTTTCTTCAAGTCTTTAAACTTAATCTTACCAGATTCAACTTCACCATTTTCTGTTTCTTCTGTAAACTTAACTGGTGCTAATACCGTACCGTGTGTTTTTGGGTCTAGTACTACCATCATTTCTTGTCCTGGTGTAGTCTTCTTATAATCTTTATTAATCTTTTTGAAATTTGCTTTACTGATTTCAACAGGACCTTTACCAGTATATTTGTAATCTCTACCAGCAAGTACTGCCTCTTCAATTTTACTTTCAGTCTTTAAGTGAGACCTAGTTGCTAATTGCATATCTAAAATTTTTCTCATATTACCTTTTAGTTCAATACCACCAGGTACATCTGATACTTTTAATCCGTGTTGTTTTGCAAGTGAAACCATATTTGATTTCTCTTTTTCATTTGTGAAACCTTTAATAGTTCCTGTACCTTCGTTTAATTCGTCTTCTTCTTTAGTTAGTATTCTAGTGTCTGGGAAGTTATCCATTACTTTTTTATGGATTGCTTCTACATCTTTTGCACTATCAATTCTAACTTCTGAACCAGATTTAGAAATTTCTCCACCACCTGTTTTACCTTTAAACATATTTGCAATCTTACTTGCTTCACCACCGTTCTTTGCCATATACTCTACATAATCAGTATATTCTAAAATAACTTGGTCCCAAGATTTGTTTTCAAATGCTGAAAGTTTTACACCTTTAGGTACTTTGATACCTTTTTGTATCATACGACTAACTGCCATTGCTGAAATAAAAGGAATGTCTGCTTTGAAGAGTTTAGGAAGTTGTGCGTCTGCAATTTTGTCAAAGATGTTTCTTAACTGATTTGCTCTTGCGATAGATATTCTCTTACCTGCAAGACTAGCATATTCTGCTTTTAACTTTTTGATTTGTTGGTCTGTAAATTCAACCAGTTGTTCTTCCTTGATGTCTTCTTCACCTAGAATAGTTTTAACGGTTGCAACAGGCAACTTCATTTGTTTTGCAATGTCTTCAGCTGATTTACCTTGGTCAAAAAGAGTAGCAATAGTCTTCATCTTGCCTTCGTCAATCTGAATATCGTTTGCCCACACCTCTTCTAGTGCTTCTCTCATTGTTTGTGTATATCTTGTCATCTTATATTTCTCTCCTAAAATTCCTTTATTTCTATAATTAGTCTACCTTCACCTTTGTGTACTCTATGAAATGTTTCCTTTGGTATATCAAAAACATCTCCTACTTTCATAATGACTGGGAGTTTATTATCCATTTGTAATTTCCAATTAACTCCTGCAATAATTCTTATCGTTCTATTTCGTCTATCTCGGTGCCAAACTAAATTCTCTTCTTTGGCGTCTTGTCCGAAACTCCGTTGAAAGAAATCGTCCGTTTTTGTTTCGTCCGGTCTTTCATCATAAAATTCCATTGTCAACTCCTACCAGTAAAAGTTACCCCCACCCGATAGTCCTAATGACTTCGCATAACGAGGTAAGTTGCAAGCCCAATAGGCAGCACTTGTTTTATCTTTTTGTTGGTCGCACTTATGACGAGCAGCAAAAGATTTTCTGGCTTGTTTGTCGTTTAACTTAACTCTTAAACCAGTAGTGTCTCCCCAAGTAACCTTCTTAATCTTATCTCCGTCCTTTACAAAAACATAAAACTTTTTAGGTCCACCTTTTTTTGGTTTATTTAAAGGCGGATTCTTTTCGTCTTCTTCTTGTATCGGACAATCTAAAGGTACTTTCATACCTTCATATTCAGCAAATTCTCCAATGTCTGTTTCTAATAAAGTTCTATCCCATTCACTTTCGCATTGTAATAGACCTTCATTAAACATATGTCTTGCTTCTCTAAACAAGGCATAAAACTCTTCGCTATGTACTCTATATATGTTCTCAGCAAGAGGTATGCTATTCTCAATATGATAGTTTAACGAGACCGTTATCTTATCTGCATAATCACTAAATCTTAACATATTCTTTAAAAGATTGTACTTTCAATCTCTCCTCCATTTTTTTCACAGCGTCATTCAATTCTACTTGATATTCTTCTCCGTATCGTTTCTTATATTTATCAATAGTCTCACTTGAAGAAGCCCATTTCTGTATATCTTCTTGGTTTATTGTCTCTGGACTCGTTTCTGCACGCTGTCCTGGGGTTACTCTTTTAGTATGGTCTGCATAATCTTTACCTATCTCGTAAGATTCTTTACCATACATTTGTTGATATTTCTTTGTATGTACACTAGTAGTTGTCTTTGCGTCTTTATCTCCTGGTGCAGCTTTGTAATCTTTATCATTATCTGATTTATTATATTTTTGTTTAGAAAAGTGTTTTGCTCTTTTTTCTTTTTCACCTTTCTTCATATCTTTGTAATACTTTTTAGGTTGTGTACCTTTTTTAGATTTTACATCTTTATCTTGTGGTAATTTCTTACCATATTCTTCATTCATTTTGACTTCCGTTTCTGATACTGCTTCAAAACCATAGTCTACATTTAAATTAATTTCGTGTAATTTAGTTTCATCTATGTTAGTCTGTGGAATACAATTCCATATCCAACATTTATGTAAGTTAGAATTATTGTCTTCTAATACAACATAGTTTGTACTTCTACGAATTACTTTACCTGTAATCTCTTGTTCTTGGTCTTCAACACTATCGTTTATGTTAAATAGTTGTTCACGGATATACAAGTCTCTTAAATGCCATTTAGTAAAGCTTTCAACACTAGCGATAGGTTGATATGTTCCGATACCTGGTCCAGTATAACCTGCAGCCAAGTTCATTCCTTTTCTAATTAATCCAAATAGTTTATCTTTATCTCTAAAAGATGTAGGTAGACCTTGTTTAAAAGATTTAAGGTCATTAGATTGAGCCGCAGCTCTCATTTTACTTGCTGACATTCCCATAGCGCCTTCAGCGTCTGGGTCTCTTTCGCCAGCAGATACGATATTGATTTTATCAAACTCGTAATTTGTTCCTCTTGCTTGTACACCGTTGTACTTGTTTAGTAGTGTTTCAAATTCTCTTACTCTATCTGAACCAACTACCATTGTTATTTCGTTTGCTTTGCCATTTAATTTATTAACAACTTCAATTGCTGTTCTAGCACCAGTAATTTGTTTTATCTTACTTGCGTGTCTAGGAAACATAGATTTCATAACTCTAATCTTGTCGTTAACTTTTAATGGATTTTTCTTTGGGTCTTGCGAACCACTTGGCACAATGAGATAATCATTAGCACCTACAGACGCCACTTTGTTAATTAACTTTTCGTGGCCTATCGTTGGTGGATTAAATCTACCAAATGTAAATGCGATATGTTTTTTAGGTGTGCCTACTGCTTCAGTTTTTAGACTATCAATTTCTTTATCGGTAACTATACCGTCATCTAAAATCTTCTTGCACTTCTTAAAGAAAGTAATGTAATGATATTTCTCTAACATCTTATAGATTACATTTTTAGGTAATCTGTTTTTAATACTATACTTTCTGATTTCGTCTGGCGACATATCTGTATCAAACGCACTTCTTCTTTCTGCGTCAACACCGTCACCAATCTTTATTATGTCCTCTATATCAGTTTCTATTTCTTCTAACTTACTCTCTACTCTTGCTTGTAAGTTTTCTATATCGTCAGGACTTAATTCTTTTAATTCGTCATAGTCAACAATGTCTCTTTTTAGTTCACCTTTGACTACATCTATTTCTTGTACTTTCTTATTGAAGTCAGCAATATAATCATCAACATTAAAAGTAAAATCTTCAGGTCTTTTAACAAATACATTTCTTGTAATTGAAAATACTGCGTCTGCTTTTTTCTCTTGGTCTTTATATGTTGCTTCATCGGTTACAAAATAATAGTTAATAGGATGTTTTGTACCAGGTATTAATTTACCTTGTATGTTATTTGGATTCTTTGATGAAAGATATTGTAAAGATAGTCTTTCTCTTTCTGCAACTCTTTCACTTTCAGGTACATCAAATAATACATTGATGTCTAGGTCTGCGTCATTTCTATATCTATGTGTTAGAATAGAACCAATCAAACCATACTTAATAACTGGAAATTCTTTTTCAAATACTTTGATTTGGTCTTGTATTTGTTTTACTACACTTGCTTTTATTTTAGGATTATTTGTATCTGCATTATCAAATACAGCAGGTGCATATGTTTTTCTAGGAATGTCAATAATACTTTCCTGAATATCTACCATATTGATTAACTTATCTGCAATCTTTACAGACATTGTATGGTCAGATGGATAGTGCCAACCTGCAACAACTCTACCATAACCACATTCATCAGCAAGTTCTATTAGATTATCTTTATGTTTAGGATATAATTTACCATAGTATTCTGCAATTAGTCTACTTTGTAAACTATGACCAGATGGATATGCTGGTGTCTTCATACTATCAGAAATTAATTCCATACTATCAAAATCCATATTCATTTCTTTTGCAAGTTCATATGGTCTTGGTCTTTGAAATTTGTTTTTGTAATGTCTAACTACACCACTACCTGCTTTCTTTAATTCAGATATATCTTTCTTATCATATTCTAAATTATATTTCATTAAGTATTCTTCAATACCATAAAATGTTTCTTGGTCGTGGTTCTTTACACTCTCTTTTACTGCACTAGTTCTTTTCTTAAATAGTTCAGTCATCATTTCTAATTCTCTTTTAGTTTCAGGACTATCATTTTCAGAAGGTGCTTTAACATCAATTTT